CATGATTCGCTCGTCAATGGTGTTCTTCGTGATAATGTGGTGGATGACCACAGTTGTGTCTTTCTGCCCCTGCCGCCAGAGCCGGGCGTTGGTCTGCTGGTAAAGCTCCAGCGACCAGGTCAGTCCGAACCAGACGAGGGTGGAACCGCCGGACTGCAGGTTCAGCCCATGGCCGGCGGACGCCGGGTGGATGACCGCCACCGGGATCTTGCCCTGGTTCCAATCGGCGATGTCCCGGCTGGTCTTGATCTCCCGGACGATGAACCGCTCCTGGATGCGCTCAAGGTCGTGCTTGAACCAGTAGGCCACCAGGACGGGCTTGCCGTTGGCGGCTTCGATGAGGTCCTCCAGGGCATCCAGCTTGCGGTCGTGCAGACGGAGCACCCGTTTGTCCTCCCCGTACACCGCGCCATTGGCCATCTGGGAGAGCTTGTTCGCCAGAGCCGCCGCGTTCCCGGCGTCCACCTCTTCACCGTTCAGGGAGAGCACCAGCTCCGAGCGCATGGTGTCGTAGGCTTGCCGCTCCTTTTCGGAGAGGGTGACCTTGACCTCGTTCATCACGCATTCCGGCATATCCAGATAGTCGCCCGCCCGCATGGAGATGGTGATGTCGGAGATTTTCTCATAGATGGCATCCTCGGCTCCGGGGAGGGGCTTATAGGAGAACACCACCTGAGCGTTTCGCTTGTCCGGCTGGAAGTAGGCGCTGCGGTACCGGGTGATGAACCGGCCCAGGCGTCTGCCCATGTCCAGCACTCGGAACTCCGCCCATAAATCCATGAGTCCGTTTGAGGAGGGCGTGCCGGTCAGGCCCACAATGCGTTTGACGCCGGGCCGCACCTTCAGCAGAGCGCGGAACCGCTTGGCCTGGTAGCTTTTGAAAGAGGACAGCTCATCGATGACCACCATGTCGTAGTCGAAGGGCAGACCGCTGTCCTCCAC